AAGCTTGCCCTGCGGGTCGAGCACGACCACCACAGGCTTCCCGTCACGCTGCTCGACACCCAGGCGGCGTTCGATGTGCGGCAACAGGGCTTTTGCGCTGCCCGGGATTGCCAACGCAGACGCGATATCAGTAGCTGTACGGCCGACAGTCAGATCCCGGATCTGAGTACTCAGCGTTGTCCGCTCCTGCTCCAGCGCGCCGTTCAGCTCAGCTTCGCGGCGGTTGTACTTTTCAGTCCAAGAGCGTTCGAGCTCTTCGACGTTGCCGGACTTCCGGGCATTCTCTTCGCGCTCCAGGCGGGCCTGATCTTCTGCGTCCTTGCGAGCCTTGTCGGCGGCCTTCTTCTCGTCCAGCAGCTCCTGGACCTTCGACTTCAGGCCCGAAACATCTTCGGGTTGCGGCAGACCTTCAATGCCGAGTACGAACTTGCCGTCCTTCTCGGTGTAAAGAGCGCGCACGGCTTCGTCGACACCATCCAGGCTGTCCAGTTGGAATTTCAGCATTTGTTGTCTCCCAGAGACGTTGGTGCAGGCCCTGCCTGCGGGAATAAAAAAACCCGCCGGAGCGGGTTTCTAACAAATCATTTGGTAGCTGTTGTCACAGCCCGAGCTCGTCCTCCAGTTTCCAACCCTTCACAATCTGTGGCTCAAACGGATAACGCGACTCGGCGATCTCTATGCTTTTCAGCTCCTTACCCTTGCTATACATCCAAGTATTTTGAACAAACGCCGTGAGCATCGGGTTGTATATATTTTTCTCAAGCCGACCTTGGCGTACTGCCCTAGCGGTCAAAACCTCAAGCTCTTCGTGTTTAGCCTTAAGAAGTGCGGAATCATTTGGATTGGCCATGACACATCTGAAGATCGCAACAAGGTCCTTTCTTTCGAAGATGTTCAGCTTTTTAACCACATTTGATGCTCCGAGCCGATAAGGCAGCGAATCTACAACTTGGCTTTTTCAAACGCCAGTGGTTCAAGCGCCTTCATCTGTACAAGTGTCAGCGGCGCAAAGTTGCGGTCAAGCTGCAGCTCGGAGAATCGTTCGATCGTCAGTCCGCCTTCACGGAACAACTTCGCCCGGACCGGACCAATGGCCTTATCCTGAAACGCCGCCGGCTGCTGCTTGAGCCAGTCGTAATAGCTGAGGTCAGCCCTCACCTGCTGGGCGCCACCATCGCCGATGGATGCCCGGGTGGCGTCCTTGGCGAACAGAGCGCTGAAGCGGGTCACGGCAACAATGGTCGAGCGGCAGTTGATGTGGATCGGCGGCCTCGGCCCTTCGGTCAGCTTGAACCGATGCTTGTCGAGCGACCGGCACTGAGCGGTAGTCTTCGAATCCAGCGTACTGACCCACTCCACCGACAGAACGACATCGGAGTTCGCTTTCAGCGTTTCCATGCGCGCTTGGGTGGCGACGTGCTGCACCGCCGTTCGCACTATGGCGCCGGCATTCCGGTTGGTCGTGGCCAGGATGCCGTCGTTGTACTGGAGCGCTTTGGTCCCGCGAATGTTCTTGATGATCTGGAAGTTGGTTTGGCCTTCGAAGAAGCCCTGCCGGATCGCACCAGTGATGCGCTGCCGCTCGGTGGTGGTGAAGCCCTCAATGAACGACTCAAGCAGCTTTCCGCCATCTGCACCGCGCACGCTGAGCGGGTTGGTGAGGATGGCTGCCCGTATCGCCGCAGCACCTGGCACCGCCGCATCGAACGAGACGCCAACCGGCGCCGCCCGGGTCAGGCTGGTCGCTTCAAACTCAGCCTCGTAGTTGGCGATGTCGATCAGATCGAGGTTCAGCTTCTCGCTATACCGGTCGAATATGCCCAGCAGCAGGCTGTCGACCTCGCTCAGCAGCCTCTCCAGACGCGCGACAGTGTAATCCGTCAGGTCAGCCCGGGTCAGCCTCTCACGGATAGAGCGGTCGATCTCCTTGAGGAAGGGTGTGAACTTCGCCACTTCCCCCGACTTCAGCTGCTCCAAGAACACAGCGTGCCGGATGGTGGCATCAAGGATTGCTTGGTTTGCCGCCATTCGGGATTACCTCAGTGTCATCAAGTGCGGGCCCGGTGCTTTGCGCCTCCAGCTCATCCCGGATTTCGTCGTCTGTTTTCTCCGGGTTGATCACGCCGCGATCGCGCAGGTACTGCCAGAAGTCACCTTCCGGCAATTTCCCGCCCTGCACTGCGTTGAACAGAGCTGCGAGGATCGTCGCGTCCAGAGTGATTTGGCTGAAGTCTTGGTTGAGCTTGTAGATCACTTCGCCGGTGGCATTCACGAACTCAGCCATCCAGGCCAGGCACTGGCTGTAGGCCTCGCTCACGTTGCTTACGATCAGAGACAGAACGCTGTGTTCAGCGGCACTGTCGTTATCGGCCTGGGTCGCAGTCTTCACCGCACTGCCCCGCTCGATCAGCCGGGCGCCGAGCGACACCATGTCCTCTTTCTTGGAGTCCATGGCCTCTTTGGCGACCGTGTTTGGCTGAGCCTGCCAGACGCCGCAAGTGCCACTGACTGGCAAGAGCCATGGTGCGCGGGAGCCAAGAAAAATGCCGTTCTTCTCCATGTGGTCGCGCCACTGCTCGTCGAGCCCCGCCATCCACGGTTGAGGCTGGCCCACCAGGTAAGCCGCCTCTTCGTAGTCAGCGCTGTTGCGGTAGTGACCCACGTTGACTTCCGCCATGTCGTACAGCGGCGAATCGTCGATGGTTGTGTCGTTGTTCTCGCTGCCCAGGAACTGGAAAGGGATCACACGCCACGGTTGGCCGAGGCCATTCAGCGGGGTGAAGGGCGCGATGATCATTGCCGTCTGGCCGGAGCCTTCTTCCCACACTTCCTGTGTGTAGACGCCGGCAGAATCCAGTCGCAGCACCCGATACTGAACGACCTGCTCGCTACCGAAGCCGTCATCAGTGTCGACGTCGACCTTCTCACGCAGAACGACAAGGCTCAGCAGGTGCTGGCCGCCGACTTGACGAGTCTTCCAGTTGATAATCGACTCTGCCGTGTAGCTAGCGACGTTCGCCCGAGCACGACCCGATTGCTCGTCAGCCTTGCTCACGGTTCCAGCCTCAACGGCGGCATAGTCCACCAGCAGCCCGTGACGGCCGACTTCTAGCAGATGCCCAATGACCGACTGCGACTGCTGGTAGATGCTCACGCCTTGCCCGTCGACATCCATCGACACGTAGTCGAGAGCACCTGGAACAGTTAGCGTTGGCCAGGTGCGGAACACTGCGCCCACCAAACTGTGCTTCGTCCGGCCTGTGGCGTTATAAAAAACGGCGCGCTTCTTGTACGCGTCGTAGCGGTCCCGGTTGTCCTGGCTTGTGTCCGATGCGTTCGGCCGCGGCAGGTATCGGTCGCCAGCGGCCTTGATGGCTTCCGAACCGTTGCAGACGTCACGCACCAAGCACCAGCGGTACTGTGCCGCCTTGTACTCGGGACGAGTAAAAGTGACGTCCGTCATCGGGCGACTCCCATTTTCATTGAGGTGACCGGTTTAACGATCGGGTACTCGCGGTGGATGAAGTAGCCACCGCCGTCGTTGGCGTGGTCGTTTCCCTGGCTCTTGTCCGGCTCGCCATTGGGCGCCCAGATCTGTTGCTCAAGGCCGTCGGCATAAGTCGGGCATGTGAACGGATTGACCAGGTAGCGCCGCTCACCCTGTGCGTTGCAGAACATGGCGTTCATGGCATTTATCCGGTCTTTAACTGGTGGGTTAGCCGCCGGCGCGATCACTGCGAACCCGGCCTGCTTGAGCATGGCGAGATCCGTGACGCTGGCGTTTACCGACTTGCGCGAATCACCCGAGGCGTCCGGGTAGATCCTGATCTCGCAGGTTTTCTCGAAGTCGTTGCCGTTATGGCGCCAGTAGCGCTCCTTGATGCGGCGGATCATGTCCGGCGTGTCGTAGCCATCCATCAGCTCATCCACCGCGCGCGGCATCCCGTTGTCACGTTTGACGTGGGTGATCGCCGCCATCTTGCCGACGTTGAAGTCCATGCCGATGAACAGCGGCTCACCTGGCTGCACAGTGTCGAGGCACTGGTTCAGCTTGCGGTCGTACGCGTGATAGATCGACCCGGAAGTCAGGTTGACGAACTGCCCATTGAGGTAAGCGCGGATCAACTGCTCGGGGTACGACTCCATCAGCGAGGGGATGTAGTCGTCGGGCAGATTGAGCTCGTTGTCGAAAGTGCTGGCCTGCACAGGCTTTTCGCGGATTTGCTTCACGAACTGCTGGAAGACGAACTTGAACCCTTCGGGGGTCGTGGTTACGTCAACGCCGTTCTTCAGCCCGGGTACGTTGTAGCGCATCCGGGCAATGATCTTGCGCCAGGCGTGCTGAGCCTTGAGTGAGGGCAGCACGTCGAGTTCATCCACCAGCGCATGGCCAATTTTGAAGCCGACGATGGTCTGCGGCTTCTCCATCGAACGGCAGATCGTCGTGCTTCGGTACTGCTTGCCGCTGTAGAAATCGACCTCTTTATCGCTCTCCTTCGTCTTGACCTTCAGACCCCAGTCGTAGGCCACTTCCTCGATGGTCGGAAAGAAGATGTCGCGGATCTGCGGATAAGTCGGAGCGAAGTAACCCGAGTTGATGCCCGGCCATTCCCAAACGTGCTTGCAGAGCGCCGCGCAGCCGACCCAGGTCTTGCCCGAGCCAAACCCGGCAACGAAGCCACGGAACTTGTGCGGGAGCTGGAGGAAGTCAGCCTGCGGAACATTCAGGCTCGGCATCCGGCTTCCTCGCATCAATCACATGGACCGGCACAGAGGTGGGCACAACAGGCTCACCCTCATCATCGGTTTTCTTTTGGCGGTTGACGTAGACGTCCCCGACTTCCTTCGCGGCCTGCTCCAGCAACTGGGCAGTCAACGCCATGTTCTTCATGTTCTCGGCTTTCTCGGCCATGCGACCAAGGGCCCGGAGTCGATATGCTCGGTTGGCGATCGGGATCTCGGCCGTCTCTTCACGGAAGCGCTTGCGAGTGTCGTGAAACAGGGTCTGCCACTTCACATGCAGGTTGCGT